GGCACAAAGGACAAGCGGCAAGCTCAGGAGTTGCACGACAAGCGAAAAGCAGAACTCTGGCGAGTAGACAAACTGGGGGATATGCCAGATGTCACTTTCGAAGAAGCCTGCCTGAGATGGCTTGAGGAAAAAGCCGACAAGAAATCCATCGATTCCGATAAATCCAGAATCGCATTCTGGATTGAGCATTTCGAGGGTATAAGGATTAAGGATATATCGGAGGCAATGATCTACTCAGTTATCAGCAAAGCGTATAACCGAAAAACAAAGGAGAGATGGAAGTTGCAGGTGGAGGCTGCATTAAGAAAAGGGAAAGAACCACCAGCCTATATACCTAAATCGGTGAGCACGCAAACAAAAGCAACACACCTGGCAATGATCAAGGCTATTCTGCGCGCCGCAGAGCGAGACTGGAAATGGCTTGAAAAAGCACCTGTAATCAAAATACCTGCCGTAAAAAACAAACGCGTGAGATGGCTGGAAAAAGAAGAAGCCAGGAGACTCATTGATGCATGTTCTGATCCCCTGAAATCTGTAGTTAAATTTGCACTGGCAACTGGCCTGAGGAGATCAAACATTATTAATCTGGAGTGGCAACAAATCGATATGCAGCGACGTGTTGCCTGGGTAAACCCTGAAGACAGTAAGTCAAACCGCGCTATTGGGGTCGCACTGAATGACACTGCCTGCAAGGTGTTGCGTGATCAAATAGGCAAACATCACCGCTGGGTGTTTGTTTATACCACTGCTGCCAGAAGGCCTGACGGGACAATGACACCAAGCATCAGAAAGATGCGCCTGGACTATAACACATCGTGGTTAACAGCATGTCGTCGGGCAGGAATTGAAAATTTCCGTTTTCATGACCTCCGCCATACCTGGGCCAGTTGGTTAATTCAGTCAGGTGTACCGCTGTCAGTACTTCAGGAAATGGGCGGCTGGGAGTCTATCGAAATGGTGCGTAGGTACGCACACCTTGCACCTAATCATTTGACAGAGCACGCGAGGAAAATTGACGACATATTGGGTGACGATGTCCCAAATTTGTCCCACCCTGAGGTTTTTGAGGATGCAAAGAAAGCATAA